GCCTGACCGGCGAGGAACTGGCCAAAGTCAACGCGGCGCAATCCAAGGCCAAAAGCCTCAACGTCCTGGTGGAAGCCCTGGCCGGTCAGAACCAGACCGAGCAGGTCAAGGCCATCCGGGACAACCTCGGCCTGTCCGAAGACGACATCCCGGAAGACCTCGCCCGGCGCATCGAAATGATGGTGCATGGCTGCGTCGATCCGTCATTGGGCGCACAAGCCGCGGCGAAAGTCTTCCGCGTGGCCCCGGTTGACGGCTACGCCCTGAGCAACACCATCACAGCCTTGTCCGGCAAGGGGATGATCCTGGGGGAATCGCGACCCTCTGGCAAGACCCAGAAGTCAAAAGCGCCCTCTACATCGGGCACGCCAGAGGGAAAATGATGTATGAGTTGCGCCCCGACCTGTTCCCGCACGGGTATCTCACGCCCGTGGAAACCGAACTGTGGAACCGATTCTATGCCGAATTGAATAACAAACGTGGATCAAAATGACCCAACACCAGGGCAACCGCCAACACCAGGGCGCACGCGCAGGTGCGCCCCTACGCGCAAACCCCAACCTGTACGGGCGATTCATGAATCGCCCCGACACGACAACCCGTAGGGGCGGACCTATGTGTCCGCCCCTGCCAGGCACAACATGAGCGCAGACCTGCAACGCATCATCCGCATCGTCTTCCAGGGCGACAACCAATCCCAGCGGGCGTTCAACGAGCTGACCGGCAGCCTGAACGCCATAGAGGGCGGGGTCCGCTCCGTCACCGGCCCCATGGCCGACCTGGCGGACAACATCCTCAAGGCACAGGCCGCGGCCATCACCCTGGCCACCGGCGGCTTGGCCCTGATGGTCCAGCAGGCCGGAAGCTGGTCCGACTCGTTCAATGAAATTTCCACCCTCCTGGACCTGACCGGCGACGGGCTGTTGGAGTTCCGTTCCAACGTCCTGGAATACGCCGCCACGTCCGCCGCATCACTGGACGACATCAATGGTGCGCTGTACGCGGCCATCAGCGCGGGCGTTGACTACGCGGACTCCCTCGACCTGCTCTCCACCGCCGAACGCATGGCCACCGCGGCCAAGGCCGACCTGGAGGACTCCACCGTCCTCCTGGCCTCGGTCATGAACGCCTACGGCGCGGAAACCTCCGAGGCGGCCCGCTATTCCGATGTATTTTTTCAGACCGTCAAACTCGGCCAAACAACCCTGCCGGAACTGGCGCAATCCCTGTCATCCGTCACGTCCATCGCCGCTGCCGCGGGCATCCCCATCGAAACCGTGGCAGCGGCCATCGCCACCCTGACGGCCAAGGGCATGCCCACCACCGAGGCCATGACCGCGATCCGGGGCGCGATTGCCGCGATCATCAGCCCGACCAAGCAAGCAGCGGACTATGCCGAGGAGCTGGGCATCGAGTTTGGCGCGTCCGCGTTGGCATCCCGCGGCCTGGAAAACGTGCTGCTGGACGTTTACACGGCCACCGGCGGCAACGTCGAGCAAATGGCCAAGCTGTTCGGCAACGTGCGCGGGTTGACCGGTGTGCTGGCTGCTTTTGGGCAGGACGGCGGCGATGCGTTCCGCTCCACCCTGGAGCAGATGCGCGATTCCACCGGGGCCACGGACGAGGCCTACGCCAAGATGGCGGACAACGTGGGCCAGCACACCCAGACCCTGATCAACCAAATGCGCGTCACCCTGATCCAGGGCGGCCTGCCATTGCTGGAGCAGTTCGGCGATGCGGCCGGTGCCCTGGGCGAGATATTCGAGGGTATGCGTATCGGACTGGACCAGGGCGCTTTTGATCCTTTGTATGATGCGTTCGACGCCCTGGTCACGCGGATGGTGCAGTTTGGCCGCGACGTGGCCGAGGCCCTGCCCGACGCCCTGGACGGTGTTGACTGGACCCCGCTGCTGGACGGCCTGCGCGATCTGGACGACGCCCTGGGGGGATTGTTTCGGGCCTTGTTCCAGGATCTGGACCCCAGCAAACCTGAAGAGCTGCGCCAAATCATCCAGACATTGGTCAACCTCATGGGTCAGTTGTCCACGTCCAGCGCAGCGGTCCTGGACCAGTGGCGGCCCCTGGCGGCCATGGCCGGGAATCTGGCCCAGGGCGTCGGAGAAGCCAACCCCTTGCTGACGACCATGGCCGGCGAACTCTTGGGCGCGGCTCAAAAGGCCGAATTTCTCTGGGAGAAACTGGGCTTCCTCAAGGGCACGTTTGTCCTGGTAAGCGCGGAGGCCACGGCAACAGGCGAGAATATCACATGGCTGGGCATCGCGTTTAACGCCATCATCAACCCGGTGCAGGCCGTGCACCAGCTGTTGCAGACATTGTTTCCGTCCCTGCGCCAATCCGGCGAGGAAATGTCCGGCGCGGCCGTGGGCGCGGATGAACTGGGCCGGAAAACCTCCTGGCTGGAAACCATTATCAAGAACCTGCCCGGCCCCCTGGGCACGATTGTCCGCTCCTTCAGCGACATCGGCACGGAAGCCCACGCCGCCACGAGCGAGACGGGCGGGCTCGGGGCCGCCCTGGACGCCGTGCCGGACGAGACCACGACCACGCTGGGCGTGGAGGGATCGTCAGAGTTCCGGGATCAGGTGGACTGGTCCCTGGCAAAACTGGGCGAGATCCCGGACGAAAAGAGCGTCCAGGTCGGCGCGGAGGTGGACCGAAACAGCCTGACCGAGGCCGAGCGCGTGGTGGATGAATCGCTGGCCGACTATCACACCCTGACTATCGAGGTGGACGGCGAAACCCACGAGTTTCGGTACAAGGTCGCAGACGCAAAGCAGGAGGCCGAAGAGCCTGTTGAGATCGACGTTGCGTTGCAATTCGGCGAGTTGGACACCCGACAGTTCGAGGCAGCCATGGACACGCTGGGCACGGTTGCCGGCGGATATTTTGAAACCATCCAGTCCCAGGTCGAATGGGAGGCCAAGCTGCAAATCGCGGAAGTGGAGGCTAACGCCAGGAAGGTCGAGGCGATTATGAACAGTGTCGCCGTCAGCGTGCAGGGAGCGGCCGAAGTGTTGCAGTCAATTTTTGGCAATATGGGGGCGCTGAAAGACGCTGGATTTTCAAAGTACGAAATCGAGAGATGGATCGACGCGCAGATCAGCATTCAAGAGCGGGGTCTCGCATTACAGGAGCGCATGGCCGAGTCCGAGATGCGATACAAGGAAGCGCGTGTCGCCGCACTGTCCAGCGGCGACTCACTGATCACCATCGACGGCCAGGGCCTCCAGCCGCATCTGGAGTCATTCATGTGGGAAATTTTGTCGGCTATCCAGACCAGAGTCAACGAAGAAGGGCTTGCCATGCTCACCGGGGTGTAAACCATGATGTTTTCCATATCGTCCATCACATACGACCCGTCCGGCGCACGGATCATGCAGTTGCTTGGCGACCCCCTCGCTGTCCGCACCAGCTCGCGACGTGCAACGCGCACCGCGACCCTGGACGGCGGATGCACGGTCTACGATTCCGGGTACGCCGTGGCGGACAGGCGGCATGATTTCACCACATGCGCCAGGCATCTGGATTGGCTGGAATACATGGTTCACACATACAGGCTGGTGCTGGTGTCCACGGCGGACGGCTGTTATCTGGCCATCCCGTCCAGAATCACAGGCCGCGAGGGACAGGCGATTATCACCTTGGACTACACGGAGCAATTATCATGATCCAATACAGCACGGCGCTGCGCAACGCGCTGATGACCAGCCTTGCTGACGGGGGCAACCCGTTTGCGGAGATCATGGCCGGCGCAACATTGCGCATCTATTCCGGGGCGCAACCGGACGATCCGGACAGCGCCATGACCGGGACCATGCTGCTGGAAATCACCGGGCTGACATGGACCGACGCTGACGCCGGATCGATCAGCAAGCCGGCTGAGGCCACCTGGTCCGCCGCCGTTCTGGCGGACGGCGCGCCGCAGTCATTCCGCCTGACCGCCCCCACAGGCGAAAGCCTGGACGGGTCACTGGGCCTGGGCGAGGACATGCAGTTTCTGAATTATGCATGGACAGTGGGCCAGACCAAGACCATCGATTCCATGACCGTGACCATGCCCGCGTTTGTCGCGGCGCAATCCGGCGGGGGAGGCGACGGTCAGATCATCGGTCCGGACGACGAAACGATTGGGGTCACTGTGGGACCTGGAGGCGATTTTGCGTTGCTGTCAGAGGCCATCAATTATTTGTCCGAATACAGGCCGTACGGTGTGCAAAACACGTCCGGAGCGGGGAAGATTTACGGCAAAATTACCATACTGTCTGGGTTCACGATGATCGAGCCCCTGGTTTTCGGCTCGGGCACGGACCTGGCCTGGATTCATATCAATGGCCGGTATTCCGACACGTATGATTTCGAGAAGATCGCGTTTGACGCCGACAATATGGGCGCGAACCTGACCGTGATCCGCGTCGATCAGGGATCCCGCGCCCCGCAATTCAACAACTGCGTATTTGAGCAGACTGCCGGCGCATCACAGGCCTGGGCGTTCAAAGTGTACGACGGGTCGGACCTCTCCCTCTACAGGTCCGGAGCAATAGGGTGCAAAGGACTCTACGCGACATATTCCAGAGTGGTCCTGCATAACTGTTCGTTTTTGGGATGCGGAAGCGAAACCCTGACCTTGATGCAAGGGGCGCATGTCGACGTATGGGCGTCCAGCATCACGGACAGTCTGGGTGGACCGGCGGTGTGGCTGGACCAAGGATCGCTGGCGACTTTGCACAACTGCGACCTGACCGGCGCTGAGGCCCCGACGATCTATTGCGAGGGCGGCCGCGTGGTGCTCAGTGGGACCACGGATTGCCGTCAGAATGGAACCACAGAGGGAAGTGGGGACATCGTTGTCGCCAACGGCGGCATCGTCCAGGTCGGCGAAAACGTCCTGGGCGGATATTCGCAGGCCGCCAACATCACAACCGAGGACGGCCTGATCATCGCGCCCGGCGATCCCGGCAACACGATTGCATGGGGCGGGATCAGCGGCACATTGTCCGACCAGACAGACCTGCAATCTGCACTGGACGGCAAGGCCGCGGCGGGCGACTTGCACACCCATGCCAACAAATCCACCCTGGACAAGATCGGCGAACTGGGCGGCGACCCGACCTGGAACGGCGAGGCCTGGCCGGACGGCGGCGGACTGACCATTGCCCAGGCCCGGCAGCTGGCAATCATCTACGGATAGACGGAGATCATCATGGCACTCACATCCTGGAGCATCGCATCCTTCCCGAACGCTGATCCTGGCACATCCACGACTGAGACGTTGGAGCTGCTGGACAGCGCGACCAACACCATCATCCTGTTGTCCCTGATCATCGCCAACAACGACGCCGCGGCGGCAGCCGTGACCGTGCAGCGACTGTCCAGCGCGGACGCAGTGAAAATGCAATGGTCCCTGTCCATCCCCGCGGGAAATAGCCCGGTGGCCATCGACAGCAAAATGGTATTCGCGGGCGGCGACAAGCTGGCCGTGATCAGCGACCGGAAAAACGTCACCGTGGATGCCAGCGGAGACGAAAGCTGATGGGCGTGTACTTGATCTCCGCCCGGCGCATCCAGGCCGACGCCTACCCCTGGGGCGCATCCCTGCCCGCGGCGCAGACCGACTGGTCAACGGCCTCTGTGGGCGACTATGCGGACAACTGGAGTTTTCCGCACGCCGGGCAGGCCGGGTACAAGGGGCCGGATGATGTGTTGGTGGCCGGGGAGGACCTCGGGAGTTATGCACTGTTGTCCTTGAGTAGTGCCACTGTACCTGGATCTGACAGCACAACCTCTGGATGGGCCAACACCGGTGCGCAGGTTACGTATGAGGGGACATATCCGGGACGAGTGGTGGCCGTGATGGAGGTCAAACAATTGGGCATCCAGTACTATTTGCCTGCGCCGGATGAGCTGAACGGGATACGGACATACGCCGCAGAAATGGGGATAACTGATGCGAAATATCTGTCCAGCAGGTCATTTTCAAACATGAGCTACAGCGTCCACATGGGCACCGGAACGATCGCCGGTGAGGTGCCGAACACCGCTTTTCTGGTCCGCGCATTCCGCAAACCTGACGAGTAGGGTATGTCCAGGTCCACCGTCGTCATCTCCCCGCCGCTGCTGGAGGCCCTCGGCTCATCCCGCGAGTGGTGGCAGGACCAGACCCCGTACACAGCCAGCCGCGTGTACCGCTGCATCCTGTCCGGCGATCACGCGGGCATGGACGACGTTGTGCTGCCCATCTCGTCATTTCAGTACCGGCTCTATTTGGACGGGCGCACCTATATTTCCTGCATTGTGCCCAATGCGGCGCTGTACGCCGACGACGTTGCGGACCGGATGGGCGGCGACATCGTGATTGAACAGGGCTGGCGGCTGTTTGACGGCGCGGCCCAATACGCGCCCATGGCCCGGATTGCCGTTTCGTCGATGCGCTACAACACCGGGGCGCGGTCCAGTTCCCTGACCCTGGTCGGCTCGGGCACGGCCGCGTTCAGCTTCGACCCCGACATTGAGAAGGTCATCACTGGCGTGACCATGGAGGCATTGCAGGCGGACGGCAAACGCAAATTGCGCTGCGATCCCGTGTTCGGCCTGTTCCCAGGCGATGTGATCCACTACGATGGAGGATACTACCTGGTCACATATATATCCGTGGCTGTTGGCGAGCGTTTCGCCCAGATGGAAATTACCTACGAGACCGGGGCCGTGGGCACGCTCTACGACCTGGCCGTGAACACGAACACAGGAATCTCAGGATGGTAGAATACGCAAGCCCAGAAGAGCGCACGGCCAATTACCGGGCCGCCAGGCTGTTGTCCCGGCCCGGTGTAATTATGGCCAGGGCTGGGACAAAGCACAGCCGCGGCGTTGACACGGGGCGGCCCTGCGTCACCGTGGCCGTGGCCCGCAAGAAGCCCGCGTCCGAGCTGACCGCTGACGAGCTGCTGCCAACGCGTGTTGACGGCATTGTCACGGACGTGATCGAGACCCCGGTGATCCGCGCCCACGGCCCCATGGATCGCATCCGGCCCGTGATCGGCGGGCTGTCCGCGCACGTGGATACCGGGCCATTCGCCGGGACCCTTGGCGGCGTGGTCGTGGATGTGTCGACCAATCGGTTGGTGGCGTTGACCAACAACCACTGCGCGGGGCTGCTCTATGATCCGGCATACGCGACACCGGACAGCGGACGCCTGGCCATCGTCGGCCTTGACATGCTCCAGCCATCGCCAGGCGACGGCGGCACGGCCCCTGCCGATAGGGTTGGATCGGTCGTGCGCGGACACCCGATGCGGTTCGGCACGACGCAAGGAACCCCCGTCAACGTGATCGACGCCGCGGTCTGCTCCATTGACGAGATCGGCGACGCCTGGTTCTCCATCCTGGACGCCCACGCAGGGCCGTTTCTGTTCGGCACCGCCCAGGCAGGAATGACCGTGGCCAAAAGCGGGCGCACAACGGGGATGACCCAGGGTGTGGTCGAGTCCGCTAATGTGGCCGTTAATATCAGTTACGGAGCCGGAGACCGGAACACGGCCATGTTCCAGGACCAGATCTATTACACCGGGTCCGTCGTGTCCTTGCCGGGGGATTCCGGCAGCCTGGTGCTGGCGATTATCGACGGCCAGATCCGCGTTGTCGGCCTGCATTTCGCCGGTGACGACGCCGGGACAATGGCGTTTGCCAACCATATTCACACGGTCTCCAACCTGCTGGAAATCTCCGCGTGGGACGGGTCCGTGGTCATCCCCCGCGACCTGACGCCCAGCGTGAGCGTCAACAACACATTATATTTGCGGTCCGGCGACACGAACCGGCCAATCTCTCATGTGGTGACGTAATGGGCCGTGCGCGGATCGTCAGACACATTGCGGCTGGCCAATACGAGGCGCGGCCGCTGATGCAGACACGTGAGCGGGCCAAACTGGACGCCCAAATCCGCGAGCTGGACGAACAGATCGACTCCATGGGCATGGAGCTGACCGACGCGCAAAATGCCGTCGCCGCCGCAAAACACCAACTGAACTCGCTGGTGACGACCCAGGCCGGAGAAAACGCGGTGGAGGAACAGATCAGGATTGTCCGTGCTGCGGAGTCCGCCCTGTCCGCTGTGCAGGCGCGCATCGGCCAGCTCAAGGTGGAGCGGGCCAACGCGGAGCAGGAATTGCAACGAGTGCGCGGCGTGCAGGCCGCGGACGCCGCGCCGCTGTGGTGCGCGGATTACAATGAGGACCTGTCCGGCGACGTGGACACTATTGAGCTGGACGGCCAGACCGAGCGCATGGTCATCGCCCCGTCCGGCGTGGCACCCATTCTCTCCGGCCCGGCACTGGTGGACGTGCCTGACCAGTCGCCCGCCCAGGCGTTCTACAACTGGGCGATTTTTCCCGGCTGGCAGCGCTGGAAGCCAACGTATCGCACCGGTGTGATCGAGAAGCTGCAACACGTCCCGGCCGAGGACCGCTGGGTATTCGAGGTCAGGCTGGATGCGGCCCAGTCCAAGGCCCAGGGGTTGCCTATCAACCCGGACGATCCAGGCGGGACGCTGACCGTGGCGTATCAGGATTGCGACCATTTGGCGTTCAAGGCCGGAGACCGCGTGATCATTGCCTGGCCCAACCGCGATTTCTCCACGGGCGTGGTGATTGGGTTTCTGGACAACCCCAGGCCGTGCCTACCGAAAACGCACGTCCTGGTTCGTTTCGGCTCCATGGCTATGGCGTATTGCGTGGAGACCGACATGGTGATCATGCCCCCGACGGAAGAAGGGTCCGAAGCCTGGCTGGAATGGTACAACCGCTTGATCAGCGTGGAGGACGTGGGATGGCCGTACACATCCGCGGAAAACATCGTGCCGGGCGTGTTGAGCGCACCGCCGGACTATTACGACGACACCCGCGACGGACACGGCATAGACGACGACGTGGAAATTTGCAGCGGCGGATCATGTTTCCGGGCCTACCTTGGAGGCTTCGAGAACGAGCCGCACGGTGAATGCCTCGAGGGGTCGGACCGGGATGAGGCATACGAGCGGGCAGCGCGGTGGAAATGGGCATACAGGCACATGGATAACCAGTTGATCTATTGGCAATACCATGACGGTTGGAAAGTCGGGTGCATCCCATCCCTGAATGTCCGTTTCTCTACAGTGGACGGCGGGATGCTGCAATTCCTGACAACGGTTGACCAGGAATATGAGGAGAACGTCTATTTTCCCTGCACCGGAGACCATGTGCAGCGCACGTCCCGCGACACGTCCTGGGAGTTTATCGGGTTTGCGTCAGAGCCGAAACTGTCCGGCCGGGAATTAGCCGTTCGCGGTTATGACGGGGAAACGTCAGTCACCGTGGACTGGTTTGGCCCCGGTCTGATCGGGCTGGCGTTGACGGATGACGTGGTCTGCCAGTTCGTGGTGTTCGAGCACGGTAGTTTTGAGGACGGCACATACGGCGACGTGCAGGCCTGGGCATCCGCGACATGCGACTACGCCCCGGACGAAGCCCGCGACATCTCGCCCATTGGACGAGCGCACAACGCGGCGTTTGCCGATGCCGTTGCCGCTGCGTGGATGGCGTGGCGGGCGGCGCAGGGCTATGCGTCAAATGACCCGTATACTTCCTCTGACTACCCAGGCCACAGTGTTGATGTCGTGCGGTACGCGCCCGACCCTGAGCGCGGCGAATACCCTTACGTGATCGAGTGACCTCATGCGCTACACCACCCCATACTACATCAGCAACTACTACACCTACGTCGAGGCCGCGAACGTCCCGGTCACCATCGACGGCGTATCGCTGGACCTGCGTATTGTCGCCACGGCTGGCGACCTCGCAGCAGGGCAAATGCTTGGCGCACAATCGGCCCTGCACGGCATCTTAACGGATTCCGGCACACTGGCCCTGGACGTTCTCAATCCGGCTGGCGTAGTCCTTTGTCACGGACTTCTTCTCGTCCTCCAGCCGCTCCAGTTCCGCCTGCTGCTCGGCCATTTTCTCAGCCAGATCGCGCTTTTCTTCCTCGGTCAACACGACACGCAGCATGTCCTTGATTGGGCGCTCCTTGACGTTCACACTCGCTTCCATGGCTTAATCCTCCAGCGCCGGGCAGCCTTCACGGGCCACGCAGTCCGGGCAATCGTTGGGGTTGATGGGGCTGTCCGTTTTCGGGCAGATGATCACCGGGTCAGCTTCCGCCTGCTTCGCCCCTCCGGTTTTTTTACCGCCTTTTTCCCCGGTCGCCGCTTCTTTCGCGGCCTGCTTCCGCCAATTCTGGAACGCACTCCAGAACTCCTCGAAACGCTCTGCCGCCCCCACTTTGAGCGCGTCCTCGGCAACGCCGTTGGTTGCGGCCGCCGATGCCACGAATTGAGCCAGCAGTGCCTTATCCGCGCCCTGGGCCTCGGCCAGCGCGTCAAAGCTCTCCAAAGCCTCGCTATGGCTGCCAAGAGCCTCCACGTCGTATTCGCCGCCGAGCTCGCCCGGCTCGATCATGTCCGGGGTGGTGGCGAACAGATTGACCTGGCTTTTGCCTCCCAGGGCCAGATCCTCGGCCTGGGCGGCTCGGGCCAACTCAACGGACAGAGGGACCAGCTTTACATGCCGCCGAACGACTGTCTTTTTGGCCATTTCAACATAGTCAGTGACCCAGGGGCCGGAATCCTTGGCCTTGCTCCTGGCCCTGATCTTGTCGATGTCCGCCTTACTCATGTAGTCGAACGAATATGAGCCGTCCCGGTACTTGAAAACGACGTAGGCCCCGCGAAATTCGCCCCTGTCGCCGTCAGCGGGCTCATGCTCAATGGTCGCGTCAACGCCCAACTTTAGGTGGAAATGATCGCGCTCAAACACGGCCTGGCTCATGACGGTCTGGACTTCGCCGGATCGCCGGGCCAGGGCGATGTAGCCGCGATAACCGGGGATCAGCTGCGCCTCGTACACGTTCTTCTTCGCGTTGCGGTACGGCACGAGGTAGGCCTGACCCAGGAACGGCTCGGGCTCCAGGCCCAGTTGGGCGCAGCCCATGACGCAGGACAGCAGGCTTTGGGGGGTGCACTTGAGCAGCATGGGGTTGATCCGGATCGCGCTCATGGCGACGCGCAACAGCCGGTCAACCGTCAAATGCTTGGGGATGGCCATTGCCAATTTCTGCTTGACGTCGCTGCTGTCGAGCAGGGCCATGATGGTTTGCGCCTGCTGTTGGGCGGGCAAGTGTTGACTGGACATACATTACCTCCGAAATCTGGTTTCAGTGTGCTCGAAAATCTTCACCCCGGGGATGTTCCGGATGCCGTCCTTGACCGCCTGTCGGATCCGCGATAGGTCCACCATCAGGTATTCCCTGGGCACAGCCGCCTCCTCCTCCACCTCGAAGCGCCATTCCTTGTGCTGGTAGGCGGTTCCTTCGGCGGTGCGGACTATTGTTTGCGGCCTGGGCACTGCCGGGGCCTCGACCTTGACCGGCTCCACGTTGGCTGCCCTGGCTTCCGCGTCCAGCTTCTTTTGCAGTGCCGCCGCCTGCCGCCTGGCATCTTCCTCGGCCTTGCGGCGCTCCAACTCTTTGCGCTGCTGGTAGTCGCCGATCTTGCGCTTGAGGCCCGTCTCAATGACGGCCAGCTTTTCCGTGATCCCTTTGGCCAGCCCGTTGACGGATTTCACATAGGCGTTGGGCGCGGCCACGAAGCCCTTACGGGCATCCTCAATGGACTTGCCCAGCCCCTTTACCTGCCCGGCCATCTCAGCGGCCATGGTCAGCGTTTCATCGTCCGTTACGGCCAGGGCTTGCGCGTGATCAGCCATGTCGGCGATCTTCTCCAAGTACGGCTCAAGATCACGCCGCACCGGGGCCAAGTCGAACGGATCACGGGCCTTGGGCAGGGGCGGCGGGGCCAGGGGGGCGTCAAAAGGTACGTTGGAAAAATCAAGGTTCATTGTTGTCCTCACTTTTCGTAAAAGTATTTCCACACGGCCAGGGCGTTGCGGAACAAAGCGAAATCATGGTCCAGCGTGGCCGTGGACTCGTTGACGATGGGGCGGCCCCCGTCTTTCCGCAGCCGCAATGACATGACGCGACGGACATCGTACCCGTTGGCATTGGCCAGCCTCCAGTAGGCCGCGAGTTGCAGCCGCCATGACTTGGACACGCCTGCCGGGGTCTTGAGGTCGATCAAGGTCAAAGCGTCGTCGCCCTTGAGCCGCACAATCATATCGGGGTGGCCGCAAAAGCCGTCGGCCTTGAGCGCTCCTTCCACCAGCGCCACGTCCTCGATGCACCCGGCCCAGGCCTCGAAACTGAGCACATACCCCGCGCATTCCGGGTCAACAGGCGGGGTCCAGAGGCGTTGCAGTCGCGCCGCACAGATGCGATGCACCCGCGTTCCCCGGTCGGCTGCGTGGGCCAGTACATCCGGATTTACCCCGGCAAAACTCGCCCACGGTTGCAAAATTTGTGTTACGGATGGCATCACTTGTGTGTAGCCTCCGGCCTGGCGTTCCATGCCTCAATCGCACCCTGCAGCGTCGGCCAGCCCTCTCCGCACCACTCGTCAGCCGTGTGTTTCATCACGTCGCAATCGCAATGCACTGCGTAATAGGTCCGGGGAGCGAAAAGCAGTTTCTCAACCCGCGGTTGGCCGCCGCAAAACGGGCATGGCAGAATATCGGGGGTGCTCACGCCCACGCCCTCATGAGAGATTCACGCGCCATGGAACGGTCAAGATAGGCGTAATGCTCGTCGTGCCTTCGCCCTTCTTCTTCGGCCTCGCCTATCAGCGCCGTCAGGTCAGCCAGCGCCCCAGGGTCAGCGGTCAATATAAAGCCGACGCAGCTGTCCGCCCGCGTTTCCTCCGTGACCCAGGCCCGCACGTCGCGCAGTTGTGTGCCGACGACCTGCTCAAGCATGGCCTTGGCGTTGGCGCACACATAACCGCTGCCGTTGGGCTGGCAGTGCCCGCACATCCAGCAGAAGCGGGTTACGCCGTGCCGCTCCATCGTCTCCAGCGTTTCCGCCTGGGGGCCTGCCGTTTCAAGTAATGTGTCTTTCAACATGCTTCGTCCTCCTGTTCGCTTGCGTGGATCACGTACACACGGTTTCGCGGCGTAGATTCCCATTTCGCGCCGCATCGCTTGCAGTGATAGCGGCCCGGCTGCATGGGCACGCCGCACAAATCCAGCGCGAATTGCGCCTCGTCGTCCGCGTGACCGCACTCGCAAACCATCTTGCTGTTTTTCATCGGGTTCCACCTGGGATGACCGCCCTTGCCGCCCCAGAGCGATTCAAATTCCGGGACGTTACCGATTCCCTTGAAGTCGTTCGCCGCCATCCGTGACCTGCCTGTTTCGCGTTGGTTTCCGTTGCCTCGGGCCGTGCCCACGAATCGCTGCGCTGGCTGGACGCCCGTAGGGTCGCAGGCTTGGCTGGCGGGATCGTGCGCTGTGTTGGTTGGGAGAATAAACTCAAATTTGATATGTTGTCAATCAATTTTGAAATCAAATGAAACAAAAAAAGCCCGCCGTAAGGCGGGCCGGGTGTGCGAATAGAGGTCAGGACTATCTATTCAGTTTCCTATACGATTCCACATTGCTTTTGTAAAGCATCAAGATTGTTGAATAATGAGGAAAGTATCGCATTAAATTTTGCAGTATCTGGATATTGGCTTTGTTGTTAGGAAGGGCGCAGATTTTGTCGTAATCTTTCATGTTGCCCCGCAAAAGCATTTCAACCGTGGAGTAGTTTGGGGCGTAGCGGTCCATGAGTTGCTTTTTTACGAGGCTCTCGGCTTGATTGCGTGTTTGCCGACAAACAGGATTTGGCTGGGAGTCCGTTCGCTGCTCTACTCGCCGTCCCGGCGTTTGAGCCGGACGGGTGGCGGGCTGTACCCCTTCCGTTCTGTGGAGTGGGGTTTGAGTTATCCGCACCGAACCATCGTCGCACCTGTAGAGGTAAATATTGTTCATTTTCTGGTCGAAGGCGCATTCCTGGTCTGCATGGGCTGTTGCGCAACAGGCAAAAAATAAAGCCAAGAATAAAATTGATCGCATGTACCATCCTTTTATTTTTTGGCCATAGCGGCGCATATCTTGAATTTTGCCGGGACGGCATCAGGAGGAATGTTTGCCCGTGAAAAGATCATACGGCCGTTGCAACCCATTTTTGCAGCGTGATCCGCCGCACAGCACGAGTTGTTGTTTGTGTTGAGGCATTTTAAGAAGCAGACGAAAATCACATTGCCTTTCCTAGCCGCCCGCCTCCTGGGCGTGTTTTGATGAACAACCCTTTGCGTTTTCCAAAATTATTTTTTCCAGCTTTTCAACACGCTCGTCCAGTTCCCTTTTTGCATTTTCACCAACCACCGCACTATGAAAGGCGTCAATGTTGGCGGTGAGCGCGGACGCATAAATTGTCTCTGAAGTGAGAACCGCCCACGCTTTTCCCATCAGCTCTTCCAGGTTGCCGCCATATTTAGCCACATTCTCGCGGCAAGGAGCTGCTGAACCCGCATCCGGGTTCCCCACGCCCGTTGCTATCCAATCTATCGAGAATCCGGTTATTTCCGCAATCTTTGCAACGTATTTTGCCGCAGGCTTTTTTAAGTAGCCCGTTTTGTATTGCGACCATTTTCCTGGCTCGACGCCTAGAAAGAGCGCAATCTCCGCATCTTCCATTTTGGCGACGCCTTTTATCTGGAGCACGCGTTCCTCAATGATCGGAATACGTTCCTTTGTCGGCTGAGTGGATTCAATTTTGTTTTTGTCTGTTGACATGATCTCAAATTTGATTTTATAATGCTAACCACCTGACCAGCAAAACCCATCAAGCACGCCAACCAGGAGGAAAACATGCTGGAAAAATTACATGGGCAACAACCATATCATGCAAAATAGTTTCACCGCTAAACCACATATTCCCACCCGTCAAGACCAGCTCAACGCCTGGCTGGCCCTAAACCGTCTGACGCGCAACGACATCGCAGAGCGCATGGGCATCACCGGGGCTATGGTCGGTATGATCCTCAACGGCACGAAACGCGCCACGCCCAAACGGTTGCAGCAACTGATCGACTTGGGCATCCCCGCCTATCTCCTTCCGAGTTTTGAACATCATACCACTACGCAACAATCTGTAAATAATAACATTGACGCGGAGTTATCATGCGATTGAAGCACGTTACCCGTGCAGCCCACGAGGCTTTTATCAACAAAGGCCTGCGCATTGAGGACATTGCTGCGCTGCTCGATAAGCGCCCGTCAACCATCTACAACGAACTCAACCCCTACCATGAAGGCCCGGCAAAGCTGGGCGCGGACGACTTGCAGCAGATCGTGCGCGAGTACGGCATTTTGGAGCCGTTGGCGTTCATGGCTCGCGACCTGGGCTGCCAACTGGTGGATCTACGTACAGCCCAGGCCACTGCCAGGTCCAAGGACCCGCAAGGCCTGCTCGACCTGGGATTGCAAGCCATGGCGTCAGTTGGGCCGGTGGCGGACGCAATCCGCGACGGGTTGGCCCATGGCCAACTGACCAAGGCCGACGTTAAGCGCCTGACCCACGCAATCTGGAATGTGATCGAGCTGATGATCCTGCTGGACCATACCGTCGCGGGAGCATCAAAATAATGACCCCTCACGCTCCATGGCCGATGGAGACACGCGAATCCTCCGGGCGTCTCCTGGCCCGGCACGTCACGCCGACCCTTCTCACGGCGTGCGCCGTAGCGTGGAGCCTCGGGCCTGTCCCTGGCCCCAGGCTGGTGCAATCGGCCCCTGCATCCACCTCCATGCCGGCCCGGTCGAGCGATCGGCGGCCGGGCCGGCCAGGGGGCGCGCATGTTCGATGAGCACGGCCATCAACGCCCGCCCGCGCCGGAATCCAAAAAATACAACCTGAGCATTGCCGAGGCCGGAGCCATGCGCATGGCCGGATACATCCAGCGCGGCCAGCCGCACCCGTGTTCTCGTTACGGCGGGATGGTCGATCCGGCGGAGTGCGCGGCCTGGATGCGCCCGTTGTGCTCGGAATGTTCCATAGGCGTGATCGTGCGCCGAAAATATCCACATCTCATTCCCATCAAACAGGAGGACCAAATGCCGCTGCAGGAACCTCACATGATCGACTGCCCAGGTTGCGGCCGACGCATGAAGCATAAGGGCCGCGGGTATTGCGGCCGCTGTTACCACTATTTGAGGCTGGGGAAACGTATTCCACCACTGCACCAGGACGCCGCGCCGATCAGCTCGGCCGCAGTGACCCAGGATGCACTGGGCGTCCCTGATGACTTCGCAAATTTGAGGACATTGGGTGGAGGCTCACAGGGGGAGATATCCCCCACCATTGAAATCCGCCATGACGAGCTGGTCATCGACCTAAGTCGCTGCGTGGATGACGGTACGGCGGATCAGGAAGAGGTGTCGGAGCTGATGGCGTGGATCGCGAGTGAGGCTCGCGGAGAAAGACGAACGCCAGAAGCGCACGTGTTGTCTCTGCTGGAGTTCGCCAAAAACATATCGGAATAAAAAACCCCGGCGCAGGAACGCCGGGGCAAAAACAATGAGTGTTTGGAAAAGTACTCATTGAAGGGCGATTCTTTTGTTATGCAAAACATGGAAAATGTCAACATCATTCCACGCGGATCAATCGCAGACCTGGTGCAAGAATATGAGGCCATCTGCGACATGGTGGATCAGTCGTGGCAATTGCTGAAGCAGGCAGACACCAGGCTGAAGCGAGCCATAGGCGGTGAGGATAGGTACAGCGGCGATCTTGCGACTTGGAAACTTGACCATGAATTTCACGCACTCAAGCCGACACTGAAGCGCAAGTTCTGGGACTACGTTATCGCCAGGTCGGGAATCAAAAACATTATGCACCACCGTGTCCGGCGCGAACTGGAAAACCAGATGTGCGACACCCGAACCATGCCGGATTTTGAGATGCAGGCCATTCAAGCCACGCTGTACGGTTGGGCCGAATCCAGCGGCGATGTGTTCGCGCAGATGTGCCAGGAGACGTTCAAATCCATGCTCCCATGGCGTGATGACTACAAGACGAACAAGCGCCACCGGATCGACAAAAAGCTGATCATGAGCGGCGCGATGAGCTGGTATGGCGGGGGCCTCGGGCAGTGCGCACGTGAGAAGCTGCAAGACTTGGATCGCATTTTTCACCAGTTGGACAACAAGACACCGCCTGAATATCCGCATGATCTGGCGACAATCATCAATGAGGCGGACAGGGCAAAAGACGCTTGGTGCGAAAATGAATACTTTTATATAAAATGGTATGCAAACCGTAATATCCATTTAACGTTCAAAAAGCTGGATCTGTTGGCCGACTTCAACCGGCTCGGCGCTGGCGAATCAAACGCCGTGGGGGACAGGTGAGCGGCAACATCGAAACGATCCACAGCATCCTTGACGGCCTGGACGCGCAACTTGAGCAGGACATTTCGGATGCTGAGCACGATCCAATCCTGCATGGGAGCTTCCCCGGACAGACCAGGGAGTTGATTGCCGGGTTTCAGGAGTTGCTGATGGACATGGAGGCTACGGCATGAGCGAGTTGCCGCGAGACGAAGCTGCAGAGCGCATTGTCATGGGCTACCTGTTGGCCGCCAGGGAACCGATGTTTCAGCTATACGAGACGCCGTTGACGGGAACAGACTTTTCTCTGCCGGCGCACGAGGCAATATTCGAAATCGTATCCAGCCAGTTCGCGGCGGGGGCAAGGAGGGCAGACCTGACAGCCCTGGCGGCGAAGCTCAAAAAGCACCAGTCCCTCGGAGCAGATCCTCGGGCAGTCATCAAGGCTCTTGTTGGGCATCACTACGGCCTGGAGCAGACACGCGAAGCGGTCAAGCGACTCAAGGCCGTCACCACGCGGCGCACGGTCATTACAACGTTGCGAGAGCAACTGGCAAGGTGCCTGGATCCAGCAACTGATATCGCAGAAATCATCACGGACACCATGCGTCCGCTGTCGGACGCGACGACATCAAAGGCGGATCGCCAAGTCGTTGATCAACACCAGGCGCATTACGAGGCCTACGAGGAAATCATGAAGGCCGTGGAGCACAGCGGTGAATGCATGGGCATCCCGACCCCGTTCCGCAAGCTGAACTGGCTCACGTCGGGGTTTTTTCGCGGAGATTACGGCATCCTGGCGGGCAGACCGGGAACGGGAAAAACGGCAATGGCCCTGAATTTAGCAACCCACGCGGCGCAATCGGGCAGCCAGGTCCTGTTTTTCAGCCTGGAAATGCCTCGCCAGCAACTGCTCAAACGTATGGTCGCCAGCAAATTGCGGATAGATGCGCGGAAATTCAGGGGCATCGGTAAAATCACCGAAGACGAAATCGAGCGACTGCACGGGGCGGAAATGGAAAAATTGAGTCGGCTGCCGATTCGCCACTACGACTTCGCCGCTGTCAAGCCGTATCAATTCCGTGCGATCTGCCACGCTGAATGCGCCCGACACAGAACAGCACTGGTCATCGTTGATTACATCGGCCTAATGCGCCCGGAAAAAAAAAGCGGCCAAAGATACCTGGATGTTGGGGAGGTGTCCGAAGCGCTGAGATGCACGGCAAAGGAACTGGGCGTCCACATCTTGGCCCTGGCACAAATGAACCGCCAAATCGATACGGCCAACCGTGAGCCCGTGCTGTCGGACCTGAGGGAATCCGGCAATCTGGAGCAGGACACGGACAACGTTTGGTTTTTGTATCACGGCGAGGGCGGAGAAGAAGGGGACGCCATCAAGCCTGTAATTCTGAAAGTCGCCAAGAACCGGCACGGGCCTGAAGGCAAGGTGAAACTTTGGTTTGAGCGTGAATTTTTGAGCTTCAAAGAGCAAGCGGAGGTGCACAATGAGGGCTAGGAATATCAAGCCGGATTTTTACACAGACGAAGGCCTGGTGGAGTGTTCCATAGCTGCACGCTGGCTGGCCCCAGGGCTTTGGATGATGGCCGACAGGGAAGGACGGCTCGAGGATAAGCCCAAAAAAATAAAAATGAAGCTGGCCCCGCTTGAGAATCTGGATATCGACTGCCTCTTGGATGAGCTTGAGAAAACAGGGGAGCACATCATCCGCTATGAGGCCGGTGGCTGCAGATATATTCAAATACTGAACTTTACAAAGCACCAGGCCCCTCATTGCAAAGAAAAGGCGAGTGAGATTCCAGCACCAGACAAGCACGGTGCAAGCACGGTGCAAGCACCAGACAAGCACGGTGCAAAGGAAGTGCAAGAACAATGCTCGCACCCCCTGATTCCTGATTCCGGATTCCTGATTCCTGATTCAAAAGATATTTGCCCGGACACATCGAAAAACGATGTCTCCGGCCAGGCGGTGGAGGCCGATGCCGGGAAGGCAAGAGCAGACCCTGAGTTTATCCGACTGCCTACGAACACAGGAGAGGGATTCCCGGTGTCCCGTTCTCAGGTCGACGCTTGGGCTGAACTCTACGGCAACGTGGACGTCGAGCAGGAGGTGAAAGCTATTTTTGCCTGGCTGGATGCACGCCCGGCAAACCAGCGCAAAACTGCCAAAGGAATGAAAAAATTTGTCGTCGCCTGGTTGAACAGGTCGCAGGACAAGGGCGGCAACGCTAGAGCATCACCGCCACAAAACGGGAACGGGAAGTCCGAGGCCAGACGCAAGGCATGGGAGGCTCTGCCCCAGGACATGAAGCGCCAATACGCCAAGCAATACGCAGGCGTCCTCGATGACCATGAAAAGCAAGCCTACTTACACTAACGGGGTGAAAATGCGGGAAAAAATTGAAGACTGCGACGTGGTGTTTTGCAGAGAGGTATGCACATGCTGGTCAAAATCCCATGAACGCTGCAAGCGGCTTTCCGTTGCGATCTGCGCGATCCCTGACGGGTATTGCCTGTGGGAGGTGGACGCAAAACTTGATTCGATCAACTCCGAGCGCCACCGGCTCAAGGCCGGGCTGGGTGAATATGCAAGAAAACTAGAGGCGATGTGAAAATTGTGATCGAGGGCAAGCCGGTCGCAAAAAAGCGGCCACGGTTCGCCAGGAGGGGCAAGTTCGTGGCCACGTACAGCGACCAGGAGACCGAAGAGGGGCGCTTTCTGCTGTTGGCCAAGGGGCAAATCCCTGGGCCTATGGCCGGGCCGCTGCGGGTGGAGTGCAAGTTTTACCTGCCACGACCCAAGGGGCATTTTGGGAGCGGCAAGAACGCGGGGGCTCTCAAAGCCAGTGCGCCGCTGCACCACGTCAACAAGCCGGACGCTGACAACCTTGCAAAATTTTGTTTGGACGTGCTCAACGGACTCGCCTGGGCGGACGATGCGCAGATAGTCGCCCTGACCGGGGTCAAGGTCTACGCCGACGACGGGCCGCCACGGACGGAAATCGAAATCATGGAGATTGCGAGTGAGTTCTGAGCTCAAGCCCGAGCTTGGTAAAAAATGGGACGCGGGCTAGCTATGGTATGGCCTGCTGCCACCCGACGCCCTAGCCGTAGTGGTGCAGATTTTTACGGACGGTGCGGCTAAATACGGGGATCGAAATTGGGAACAGGGGATGTCCTGGTCCCGACCGTTCGCCGCAGCCATGCGGCATCTCTGGGCGTGGTGGAAAGGCGAGGACACGGACCCAGAGTCCGGACGGCCTCATCTCGCCCACGCGGCCTGCAACGTGCTATTTCTGCTGGCGTACCAGAGGCGCGGGGACGGAGCGGACGACCGGCGGAAAAAGGGTGGCAAATAAAGCGCGGCGGGTCCTCCTGGGGGGGGTCTCTAGTGCGGAGCAATGAGTCGCGAGTTTCGCGTAGAGACCAGCTCCAGAAACGCATTATGTATTGATTCCAGATAGATACAGGTGGCACCTATGGCAAGGCAAAAATACGGCACACCCAAGCAGCTCGCAGAGGCGATGAACGTCAAACCCGCGACCGTCTACACGTGGCGCAAGAAAGGCAAGCTGGACGGCCTTGTCGGAGAAGATGGCCTGATCAACCTCACGATGGCCAAGAAGCTGCTGCCGGGTCGTATTTCTCGCAAACACCTGGAAAGTGGCAACGCCAGATGGAAAAAGCCGGTCTTGGGAGCACCCGATCAGCACGCCAACCTGGAAACCCCGGAGCAGGTCACGGGCTACCTCAACGAGACCATCGGCGATCTCTCCAGGTTGGATCTCTACGAGCTGCAACGCCGCAACGAGCTGGAAAAGTTGCTGCTGGCTCAGATAAAGCGCCGGAAGGAATCCTCTGAGCTGGTCGAGGTTGAGGCCGTGAAAAAGGCCGCTTTCGATGCCGGGAAGTTGATCAAAGAACAGTGCCTGGCAATCGCGGACAGGACCGGGCCACTGGTGGCGGCAGAGCCGGATTCGTTCAAATGCCGCGAACTCATTATCCGCGAGGTGAACTACATCCTGGAAGGACTCTCACAGGCCCTCGAAGCGGGGTTGGATGCCTGACTGCTACCGGCAAGCTCTTGCGGGCGGCATTCGCCCAGACCCTCGTCTGACCTACACCGAGTGGGCCGATGAGAATTTTTACCTGCCGCGTGAATCGACTTCAGAGTACGGTCGGTTCAGGTCGTCTCGGACTCCGTTCATCCGGGAAATACTGGACGACCTCTCGCCCTCGTCGCCCACCGAGGTTGTGGTCCTGGTCAAGCCGACCCAGCAGGCTGGGACGACAATCGCCTTGGTGTTTGTTTGCGGGGCAATCGATATGTACCCGGCACCGATGTTGATGATCATGCCCACCGACACGCTGGCGCGGTCATTCAGCAAGAAAAAACTCACGCCATCCATTGCGGCCACACCTAGACTGAAGGGCAAGGTCAAGGAGCCCAGATCGAGGCAGTCCGGTAACACGATCCTGCACAAGGATTTTCCCGGCGGGTCGATCATGCTGTCCGGGTCAGGGTCCGGTGCGTCATACCGCTCCGAGTCCATCAAGTACCTAATCATCGACGACTTTGACGGGATAGAGGTGGACATCGAGGGCGAGGGTGACCCGAAAAGCCTCGCGGACCGCAGGACAGGCACATTCCCAGGCCGCAAGGTCTTTCTGAACTCAACGACGACCAGGAAAGAGACATCGAACATCGAGCGGGCCTATGAGGCATCAAGCCAGGGCCGATTCAACGTGCCTTGTCCACGTTGCGGAGGCATCCAGTACCTGCAATGGGGCGGGAAAGACGCGGATCACGGCGTCAAGTTCGTGCGGGACGAGCACGGCCAGGTCGTGGATGTCTGGTATGTCTGTGAGCACTGCCACGGGCGCATCGAAGAACACGAAAAGGACTGGATGAGCCAGCAGGGCCGATACGTCCATAAATTCCCAGAGCGTCGGGTGCGAGGATACCGATACAACGCTCTGGTTGCTCCCATCGGCTGGATCAACTCCTGGCGATACATCGTGGAGGAGTTCCTGGTTGCCGCGAAGGAGCTGCGCGAGGGCAACCCGCAGAAGTACATCACCTGGCTGAATACACTCATGGCCGAGCCCTACGAAGAAAAAGGCGACCAGCCGGAGTGGGCCGGGCTGAAGGCCCGCTGTGAGCCGTACCCGCCGCTCACGGTCCCCGCCGGCGTCCACATGCTGACCTCCGGCACAGACGTCCAACATGACCGACTGGCCGTGTCGATCTACGGCTGGGGGCAAGGCGAGGAATGCTGGAAAATTTACCACATCGAGATCGTCGGCGACCCCTTGCAAGATGACGTCTGGCAACAGCATGACGCACTGATTGGGCGGCACTTCACGCATGTGGACGGCCACGAGATGCAGGTTGTGTCGTCAGGGGTTGACGCCTCGGACGGCCAGACGACGCAGGCGGTCTACAACTACTGCCGGACGCGCAAGCCGCGTGTCTTCGCCCTCAAGGGCCAGTCCACGGCCAACAAGCCGGTGATCGGCGTGCCGACGAAACAGGACCTGACCTGGAAAGGCGTCAAAATCCCCGGCGGCGTGGACCTGTGGCCCGTCGGGACCGACACGGCAAAAGCCACGCTGTACGCCCGGTTGAAGGTCGAGAAGCCCGGCCCCGGCAGGATACATTTCTATATCGGCTCCGACGACGAATACTTCCAGCAGTTGACCGCGGAAAAACTGATCACGCGGTTTGTGAGAGGGTTCCCGCAGTATGAATGGCACAACGTCCGAGGCAACCGCCGCAACGAGGCCCTGGACTGCTGGGTTTACGCCTATGCCGCCGCGATCCGGGCAGGACTGCCATACCTGAGACCGGAGAATCAGGAAGACCGGCCCAAACCCAAACTCCAGGCCCAACCGCAACAGCCAAAATTCACCCTTTGGTAAACGCCAACCTAAACGGAGGAACCATGACCCGTAAAAAAGACCAGTGCGAACCCGAAGCCCCAGCCAACCACGACAGCCCCGCCATGGAGATGCTTGTGGGCAAGAAGGAGATCGCCCGAGAGCTGAAAATGTCGGAAACCACGCTCAACCGCTACCTGGCAAAATATCCGTTCGAGAATTGCGGCATCCCCGGCAAGGTCATGGGGTCGTGGCGCGTGGACCGGGCCGACGTGTATCGCTGGTGGCGCTGGGTGCAGTCCCAGGAATTGCGCCACCCCGACGCCCGGAGATTGAGGCCGCAGGAGCCGCCGGAGGTTGCGGATATAGTGGGCAGATCATGAACGGGACGCAGATCATTGGCCGGCATTTGCCGTTGCCGGACGGGACTCCCATTGGCCGCTGCTGCATGTGCGCTGCCGTCGGGGCGGTTGGGATGTCGCGCAAGGACGCCCTTTCGGACGGGTTCATGGACGCGGCATGGCTGGGGCCGGAGCCGGACGTGTGCGTGTTTTGCGCGGCATGTCTGGGCAAGGGGCAGACGCGGCCCCTGTGGCTGCGCTGCACGTCGTTTCTGGCCACGGAGGCGGCGTTGCTGCGGCTCAAGCGGGAGGACATCTGGCCGCATCTGGTCAGCCCGCCCCAGGATGAGCCGTTTGTGTTCGGGGTATCCTATGCCCTGAAGAAGCACATCGGGTTCAAGGCCCCGGTCAATCCGGCCTGGGATGGCGGGCCGTTCCGGGTGCAGACCGAGGCGTTGACCGTGGAGATCGACCCCGCCGGGCGGGAGGCGGATTTGCTGGGCGTGATCCGCCGGTGGTACACGGTCTGCAAGGACACGGCCCAGGCCCCGACGTGGTTCACCAAGGCGGATATTTTGCGCGGGGGATGTGAGAATTTCAAGAGGATCGAGGAGTACGGCGTGGACCGCTACATGGTGGAGCGGATGGTGCTCCGGCCCTGGGTGGGCACGGCGCAACTGGAGCTGTACGTTTTCGCGCTGAACAAGCAACCGATGGAGGACAAATGATCAGGATCAATTATCAATTCCGGACGGTCGGCCCGCTGCACACGGGCAGCGACGTGAAGAGCGGCACCCTGCTGACCCTGCGCCGCCAGAAGTGCATGCTTCCCGAGGGCGCGGCCTACGAGACCCGCCTGACCGACGAGCAGCGCCGGGACGCTGTGGTGCACATCCTGCTGGGCGTGTGGTATGCGATTGATTGGGATTCGATCAAAGGCAAACGCCTGATGGGCATCTGGGACGAATTCAGCCACAAGTTGCAGGCCGCCGGCAGGGCGCGGAACCGGCATCAGTTTTTGCAGAAGCTCTGCCAGACCTGGGGCATTTCCAGCTTAAGGAACCGCAACGTGATCACGGCCCTGGACGCCCTGACGGACTTCGATCTGCTGGATACGGTGCGCGACGAGTCGCAATATCTGGTGCTCAAGCTGAGGGCCGTGAAGGACGCGGCCAAGGAACAGCAGGATGAAACCGGCCTGTTGACGTTCGATCTGCCGCCCATCGTCCCCGGCGAACCCCGGATCGTGCGCCGCGACGACGACATGATCCCCTGCATCAGCGGCAACTCGTTCCGGGGGTATCTGCGCGACCTGGTGATGTATGACTTTCTGGAGCGGGCCGGGATCGGCCGGATCGACAAGAGGGCGTATCACTGTCTGTTTTCGGGCGGGACCATCGACCAGAGCAACGCCTACGAGGACATTGGCCGCCAGGAGGCCTTCGTGGCCCACTGCCCCATGCTCGGGGTGCTGGGCGCGGCTATCGGTGATGGGACCATTGAGGGTGAGTTCAAGTCGGGGTTTGCCTATCCGCTGTGTCGGGAGCGCGGCACCGCCGAAAACAGCTATTGGGAGTACCTGGACACCGTGTTCCAGACCCGGATGGACACCAGCAAGCGGGAGCGCAAGGTGGATTTTTTCGACGTTGACGATTTGAACGGCAAAGACAAGAAGGAATCCACGGTGCAGATGAAATACGAGTTCGAGGTCTTCGCGGACGGTACGCCCTTCGAACACCGCATAGCCTGCACCAGTGCGAATCCGTTGATCCTTTCCGCGTTCTGGCACATGCTGGAGCTGTTCCGGGCCGCGCCGTACATCGGCGGAAAAGGAGCGGCCGGGGCCGGAGAGATAGATCTTTCCGGTCTGGAGATCGGCGGCAGCGGCGAGGAATATCGGGCGTACGTCCGGGACAATGCGAAGAAAATCCGGGAGTTTTGGGCCAATGCGAAAATTTGAGACCTGGCGCATCACGGCCACGTTCTACAGCCCGGTGGTCATGATCGACCCGCCCATGCTGGACGGGCTGGCGTCCTGGGCGCTGGAGCGCGAGGCCAACCAGGGCGCGGCCCTGAACTGGATCGTTCCCCGGCACGACCGGGTGAGCGATGGCATCCGACGGCTGCCGGAGGTGATCTACGTCGCCGCTTCCGGACTGCCCTGGACTACCCGGATGCAATTCGACGGTGCGGCCAGCGGACTGGATTCCTGGAAGAAGCGGTGGAGAACCAGGTACAGCAAACACGCGGATTTCCGGGGCGCAAAACGCCGGGTGAACGTCAAGAGCGAGGCGTTCCGGTCGCACAATATGCCGTTGCCGACCCTGACCATCCGCGAGGGATGGTGGTATGTGCGCGGCGACGGGCCGCGCCTGCTGGAATTGCTCAAAGATCAGGTGTGGGGCGTGGGCAAGAAGGTGTCCGAAGGGTTCGGCGTGGTCCGGGAATGGCGCCTGGAGTCCGCGAACTTGGTTGATTATGAAATCCTGAGTCTGCGCCCCGTTCCGGAAAGGCTTGCCCGAGTTTGCGGCCTGACCGGACGTCTGCGGAAATGCGCCTGGAGGCCGCCGTATTGGGACAAAAGAAACGTGGAAGAGTGTGTGGTGTAACGCATCAGGAGCCAATCGTGATTTATCTCGGACTTCACCCGCCGGCAAAAATCCGGGCCATCGAGGAATATATAGCTGCCCACAGCGTGAAAAGCGTTGTGGTGATCAGCCCGGAGCGATTCTTCTTCGACTGGAGCCCGCCGTCAGGAGAGTGGCTGGAGTGGCGACAGGTCATCGAATACAAGCCGTTTTACCGGCTCCTCCAGGAGATTGACCAGCGTACCTTGGTGGTGATCAACGAGTGCCTGCGCAAGCAAAACCGCTACGACCTCACATACAACTGCATCCGACACTACCTGAACCAAGCCGGCCATCAGCTCATTTTTCAATACCTGCCGATCATCGACGGACGGGACGACTTCATGGTGCTGTACGACTTCGACACCCAGAGCCGGTGGAAGCGGACCAAATTCGACCATGCTGATTTTAACGAGGCATCGATTCAGGTGAATCGGGCATCCCCGGAATTCATTCCGGTTGATGCGACGGCGACGGCCCAAGAGCGCCTGGCGTATGCTCGAAAAAGAGAGCAGCTTTTCAAGGGGTTGGGGGCCAAGGACCCGCACACCCTTCCGAGAAATCTCTACTTGCAGACCGGAAAAATCAGGCTGCGCTCTATCGATGCCGGCAAGCAGTACATCGGGCGCAACAATCGTTTCACACTGCCGAATCTTTCCACGTATCGCGAGTTCGTCGCCGGGCCGGTGCACGGGGTCTTCGAACTGCCCCACAACCATATCGACTTCAACGATTTCGCGTATCTCTCCGGGGTCCATGCACTGGACGTGTTGCGGGCCGATCTGCCCGTAGATCATTTTTACTGGAACCGATACCAGGATTGGCTGAAGGAACTGGATTATGCCTACGCAGCGATACAGCAAGACTAAAAACGTGCTGGAAGCGGCCCGCGAGCGGGTGTCACGGGTGTTCGACTGTTTTGAGTCGATCATCGTCAGCGTGAGCGGAGGCAAGGATTCCACCGTCGCCGCCCATTTGGCATTGCTTGAGGCTCGCCGCCGGGGCCGGAAGATCGGCATCTTCTTCCTGGATGAAGAAGTGGTCTACCAGTCCACCGTTGCCCAGGTGGAATACCTGATGTCCATGTATCCGGAGAACACGAACCGGCTCTGGCTGCAAGTGGAGTTCAACCTGACCAACGCCACGTCCCTGACCGAGCCGTATTTGAAAGCCTGGGAAGCCGGGAAGCACAAGGAATGGATGCGATCCAAGGGCAGGGACAACATTGTCGCTCCGCCCTGGGGCGACAATCCGACCATCCGGAACAAGGATATTGGGCTGGATTTCTATGCCGTGCTGGACAATTTCGAGGCGTGCTACCGGGACACGGCATTCCTGGTTGGATTGCGGGCCACGGAAAGCCCGAACCGCTGGCGGGCCATGTTGAAGAGTCCTGTGGAGAAGCAGGGATGTCGATTTTATTGGGGGACCAACCGCCCCAACGGCAATGCATCTCTGTATCCGATCTACGACTGGAATTTTCACGACGTTTGGCGGTACATACATGATGAAAAGCTGCGCTATTCCAAGATTTACGATTTTCAATTCATGAAGGGGCTTGGGATCGGCGAGATACGATGCTCATCGCTCATCCACGAGAAATCCTTCAAGTCGATCTGCGACCTGCCCGAGTTCGAGCCCAAGACCTACGAGAAATTGCTCAAGCGGATCAAGGGCATCAGTTTTGCCCAGGAGACCGGCAAGCAGGCCAAAATGTTCAAGGCCCGCAAGCTGCCGAAAAACTACACGTCATGGCGGCAATACAGGGATTTTTTGCTGGCGACGTATCCGGACTCCGAGAAGCTGCCGATTTTCCAGCGTCGGTTTGCCCGCCATTTGGACAACGAATACGTGGCCCGGCAGCAGTGCCGGCAGTTGATCCTCAACGACTACGAAAACAACCTGCCGGTCAGCAACCAGGAAGACCCTCGGGAGCGGCTTATCGAGTACTACAGGAGCGTGCTATGAGTGGGAAAACCAAAATCACATTCCCCTGCCTGGACGTCAAGATGGTCCCGTATCGTCAGGTGGAGGCAAACAATTACAATCCGAATCATGTCCCGAAGGACAAGATGGAGCTGCTGCGCCAGTCCATCCTGGATAACGGCTTTTGTTTCCCGATTGTCGTAATCTGGGACGAAGAGCGCGAAAAATACGTGATCATCGACGGCTTCCACCGCTACACGGTCCTTGGGCCGAAGTGGCTGGACGCGGAGTCCATTCCCGTTGTGGTCCTGCCACACGATATTTCCAAGCGTATGGCCGCCACCATGCAATTCAACAAGGCCCGCGGCGTCCACCAGGTGGACCTTGACGCGGAGCTGATCCGGGGGCTGCTGGAACAGGGCATGAGAGAGGAAGACGTGAGCATCCACCTCGGGATCGATGCCGATACGGTTCACCGCTACAAGCAGTTGACCGGCATTCTTTCACTTTTTGCAAGCTCCAACTACTCTATGAGCTGGGGCGTGGAGGATACGGATGGTCAATAAGTGGGAATACGGCGGCCACCATCACCGCTTGGACATGAGCGGCGAGATTAGCCTGCCGAACAATTCGATGGTCAAGGCCTGCGACTGGTTGGACGACTTTCCGCAATTCATGCTGCGTGCGGACACGCTGTTCGTCGATCCGCCGTGGAATATCGGCAACGTGAACACGTTCTACACAAAGGCGGACAAGGGGCACGTGGCGCTTGATTTTGTCGGGTTTTCGAAGCGGCTTTTTGCCCGCATTGACGAGATTTCGCCTCGGTTTCTGTTTCTGGAGATGGGCAAGGAGTATTTGTCCTGGCACCTGGAGCAGTGCAAGCAGCGATATAAATACGTGACGTTTTACAATTCGACGTATTACCGGAAAAAACAGAACAGGTGCTACGTGATCCACGCAACGGATCAGTTCCGCCGTCGCAGGTATTCCGAACTGGAGGACATGGACGAGGCGGATATCATCGCCTGGATTTGCAGCTATCACGAGTACGACTGCATCGGTGACCTGTGCATGGGCCTGGGCTTGGTTGGCCGGCATGCGTATGCTGCCGGGCGCTCGTTCGTCGGCACCGAACTGAATCCGAAAAGACTTGCCTCGCTCGTGGCGCACATCCTTGAGGCGGAGCAGAATGACGCAAAATAAGCCGGGTTGTATTTGGGACGACTACCGCAAAGAGGACTTTTTGTACGCGGACACGCGCCTTTTTCCGCGTCGCGTGACCGCGGCGCTGGGCATCGTCCGGCGATTCCTGGAAGAGGCTGAAAATCCCTACATCGCCGTGTCCGGCGGCAAGGATTCCGTCTGCCTGCTGCATTTGATCCAACGGCAGGCAGGGCGGCTCCTCCCCGTCATGCACCACGATTCCGGCGTGGAATGGCCGGGGACGGAAACGGTCCTGGATCGGCTGAGAAACATGGGGCTGATCGAAAGATTGATCGTGGTCCGTCCGCCAGTGGACGCCCTGACCGTGAAGCGCGAACAACTGTCCGGGAAGATATCGGCCAAGAGCAAGGACAAGGTGTTGCTGTTCGATCCCATAAACAGGGCCGTAAAGGAGCACGGATTTGACGGCGCGGCCCTGGGCCTGCGCAAGGAAGAGGGTTGGGGGAGATTGATGCATCGGATCAAGCACGGCCCGCTGTACCGCTGCAAGGACGGGATGCTCAAGTGCAATCCTCTCATGGACTGGTCATGGCAAGACGTGTTCGCCTACATCGCCGTGAACCGCCTTCCACTGCACCCGATCTACTCCGCGCCGCCCATGCACTTGGGGCATAGAGGCCGGATACGCCTCTCCTGGTGGGCCAGCACGGACCATTGGCGATATGGACAGGTCGCGTGGGTGAAGATGAACTTCCCGGAGATCTGGGAACGGATGCGGGAGTCTCTGCCGGGCGTGGAGGGGCTGACGTGATCGACATGCGAGCCTACATCATCACCGCGCGGTTCTACACCGCGCCGAGCCTGAATCACAGCCTGTTCCTGGATCCCCTGGCGGAATACGCCCTGGACCGCGAGCGCCTGGGCGGTGAATGCCGGATCATGCGTTCTGGCGGTTGGGACGCCTACCAGAGCCCGGACGTGGGGCAGCTGATCGCTCACCGGGAAGGCGTGCCGATCTGCTCCGAGCTGATCATGCCGACAGCTGCAGCGACGCTGGATTTTGCGAGGAAATCCTTCAAGAGCCGGCATGCGCGGCATGCCGA